ATGCCGCCAGCGGCCGGTGACGCCGAAGCGGTGGCCGATTGCGAATGGCTGGACGACATGGTGAAGAAATTGAAAGCCGAGCTGGAAGCCCAGCTCAAGCGCGTCTGCGAGGGCGGGCGGACCAAAAACGGCGCCCCGGCCAAAAGCACGCCCGCCGCGCGCGCCGCCGACGCCCGCACCCTGGCCGTGCTGGAGCGTACCCTGGAGCGGCTGGCACGGATGGAGCAGGCCCGCGCCGCGGTCCGCGAAACCAAGGTCAGCCAGGAGGGCGCCCGCGATGCGCTGGAACGCCGCCTCGATAAACTCGCTGCCGCCGCAGAAACGAAGCCGGATTCTTGACGGCCTGACGCCCGATGAAGCGGCGCTGCTGCTGCGGCACTGGCCGTTCTGGGCGCGGCCCAGCCAGTTGCCGCCGCCCAAGACGGCGGCCGGCGGCGACTGGCGCATCTGGCTGTTCCTGGGCGGACGCGGCGCCGGCAAGACGCGGGCGGGCGCCGAATGGATCGCGGCCCAGGTCCGTTCGGCCAAGGCGCGGCGCATCGGCCTGATCGGCGCCACGACGCGCGATGCCCGCCAGGTGATGGTGGAAGGCGAGTCCGGAATCCTGGCGGTGACCGAAGGCGTCTCGTTCCAGCCCAGCAACCGGCTGCTGCGCTGGCCGGGCGGGGCCGAGGCGCGGCTGCTGTCGGCGGCCGACCCCGACTCGTTTCGCGGCCATCAGTTCGACTGCATCTGGGGCGACGAGTTCGCCAAATGGGAAGCGCCGCAGACGGCGCTGGACATGGCGCTGATGGCCTTGCGGCTGGGCGAGGACCCGCGGCTGCTGCTGACCACGACGCCGCGCGCCATTCCGGCGCTGAAGGCGCTCTTGGCCGCGCCCGACGTGGCGGTGACGCGGGCGGGCACGGGCGAAAATGCGGCCAACCTGGCGGGCGGCTTCGTCGCCTATCTCAACCGGCGCTATGCCGGCACCCGGCTGGGACGGCAGGAACTGGAAGGCGCCGTCATCGAGGACAATGAACAGGCGCTGTGGCGGCGGGCCTGGATCGAGGCGGCGCGCCTGCGCACCGCGCCGTTCCTGCCGCGCGTGGTGGTGGCGGTCGATCCGCCGGCCGGCTGCCATGGCGACGAATGCGGCATCGTGGTGGCAGGGCGCGACCTAGACGGCGACGGTTATGTGCTGGCCGACCGTTCGGCAGCCGGGCTGTCGCCGGCGGCCTGGGCGGCGCGGGCGGCCCAGGCCTATGAGGATTTCCAGGCCGACGCCATCATCGCCGAGGCCAACCAGGGCGGCGAAATGGTGCGCAGTGTGTTGCGCCAGGCGGGCACGCATCTGCCGGTGACGCTGGTGCATGCCTCGCGCGGCAAGCTGGCGCGGGCCGCGCCGGCGGCGGCGCTGTACGAACAGGGCCGGGTGCATCACATCGGCAGCTTTCCCCAGCTGGAGGACCAGATGTGCCAGTATGACGGCCGGCCGGCGGCCAAAAGCCCCGACCGCATGGATGCGCTGGTGTGGGCGCTGGCCGACCTGTTCGCGGCGACGCCGCCGCCGCCCCGGATCAGGCCGGTTTGATGTAGCCTTCGCCCGGCGCCGCCCAGGCCGCCATCTCGGCGAACAGGGCGGAAAGCTTGACCAGGTCCTGGCGCTGGAATTCCAGCGGCAGTTCGGCGCCGCTTTCCAGCACGATCATCAGGCCGGCATTGCCATTGTCGCGCATCTGGGTGCGCACGCCGGCCACGGCGACGGGCTGCACGGCGGGGGTGCTGCCCGCCGGCTGCGCCGCCTGGATGCGGCCCAGATAGGCGGACGCCGCCGCGATGGCCAGCCCGGCGCAATGGGCCGACAGTTCGACGGCATATTTCTTCTTGTCGGTGCCCAGGAAGGTGAGCTTCACCGCCCCCGCCTCGGCATCTGCGGCGGCGCCCAGGACATATTCGAACCGGGGCGCGGTCATCTTGGTGGCGGCGGGCTTTGTCGCTTCCATTGGCGCGAATCTCCGTGCGCGCAGGATAGCGCGGAAGAGCTTTTCAAGGAATGAACGCCATGCTTGACCTGTTTCGCAGCTTCAAAGGCGCGCCGGAGCGCAAATCCGGACCGCCGGGCCTGCTGGCGCTCAGCCTGGGCGGCGCGGCCCGCTGGGGCGGGCGCGACACCGCCGCCCTGGCCCGCAACGGCGTGATGCAGAACGCGGTGGCGTATGCCTGCGTGCGCAAGATCGCGGCGGCGGCGGCCTCGGTGCCGTGGCTGCTGCATGACGGCGCGGTCGAAGTGGAAGAGCATCCGCTGCTGAGCCTGCTGGCGCGGCCCAACGCCTTCGAGGACGGCGCCAGCCTGTTCGAGCGCTGGTACGCCTTCCTGCAAAGCGCCGGCAACGCCTATCTGGAAGCGGTGACGCTGGACGGCAGCCCCCGCGAACTGCATGTGCTGCGGCCCGACCGCGTCACCGTGGTGCCGGGCGCGCGCGGCTGGCCGGCGGCCTATGACTATGCCGTCGATGGCCGCGCCATCCGCATCGTGCGTCAGGCCGACGGCTTCCTGCCGGTGCTGCACCTGTCGCTGTTCCATCCGCTGGACGATTATTACGGCCTGTCGCCCCTGGCCGTGGCCGCCACGGCGGTGGAGGTGCACAATGCCGGCGCGGCCTGGGCCAAGGCGCTGCTGGACAACGCTGCCCGCCCCTCGGGCGCACTTATATATAAGGGACCGGACAGCGCGCCGGGCCTTTCCGAGGCGCAGTTCGCCCGCCTCAAGCGCGAACTGGAAGACACCTATCAGGGCAGCGCCAATGCCGGCCGCCCCATGGTGCTGGAAGGCGGACTGGACTGGAAGGCCATGAGCCTGGCGCCCGCCGAGATGGATTTCGCCGAAACCCGGGCGCAGGCGGCGCGCGAGATCGCGCTGGCCTTCGGCGTGCCGCCCCTGCTCCTGGGCCTGCCCGGCGACAACACCTATGCCAACTATGCCGAGGCCAACCTGAATTTCTGGCGCCAGACCGTGCTGCCGCTGGTGGGGCGCGGCGCCGCCGCGCTGACGCGCTGGCTCTGTCCCCGTTTCGGGACGGGCCTGCGGTTGTCGTTCGATGCCGACGCCGTGGAGGCCATGGCCGAGGCCCGCCAGGCGCTGTGGGACAAGCTGGGGGCGGCGGACTTCCTCACCCTCAACGAAAAGCGGGCGGCGGCGGGCTACAGCCCCGTCGCGGGTGGCGAGGGGATGTGAGACATGGCATCGTCCGCGCCTTGCGGGGAGAGCGACACGGCCATGGCGGCGGAACTGGAACAGGGGCTGGCGCAACTCTGGCTGCAGGCGCGGGACGGCACCTTGCCGGTGCTGCCGGGGCGCACCTGCGGCGCCTGCGTCACCTGCTGCGTCAACACCTCGATCGACACGCCGCAGATCCAGAAGCTCTCCGGCGCCCGCTGCCGCAACCTGTGCGACCAGGGCTGCGCCATCCATGCCAGCCGGCCGCCGGTCTGCCGCGACTTTTTCTGCGCCTGGCGGCAACTGCCTTTCCTGGACGAGGACTGGCGGCCCGACCGCTCGGGGGTGATGCTGAAGCTGTTCGTCACCGACGGGGTCACGGGCCTGTCCCTGCTTCTGACCGGCGATCCGCAGCGCACGGTGCGGCGGCCCTGGTTCATCGCCTTCGTGATGGCGGCGTTCCGCACCGGCGTGCCCATCTGGCTGGCCATCGACGGCCCGCGCGGCCATGACGGCGCCCAGCGCCTGCTCAATTCGCAGGAGATGGCGGCGGCCCTGGCCAGCAGCAAGGGGGCGCAGGCGCGGGTGAGGGACGAGTTGCAGCGCGTGCTGGCGCAGCTGCAGGGTTTTGCCTTCCAGCCGGGAGTCTTCGCCCATCGGGGCCAGGATGTGAGCATGCCATGACCGTCATCGATCTGGTCCGGCCCGCGCCGGAGAAAAGATTTCCAGCCGCCCTTGTGGCGGCTTTTTTGTTGCAGACGGCGGGTGCGCTGTTCTGGGCCGGATCGGCGGCCGAGCGCATCGCCAGCCTGGAACGCGACCATGCCGCCGACCGCGCCGCCATCGCCCAGGTGGCGGTGGTGGCCGAGCAGGTGCGCGCCATCAAGGAAAGCGTCGAGCGGATCGAAGGCAAGCTCGACCGCGAAGGCGCGCGCTAAACACCTCCCCGTCATTCCCGGCCGAACGCCGCTTGCGGCGTGAGGGGAAGGCAACCCAGGCTGTCCGACACCTGACCGGTCGATAGAGCCTGGGTCCCCTTCCCTCGCATCGCTTCGCGATGCTCGCCGGGGATGACACTTTTACACAGTGACCTCATGACATTTCTTGTAGCGCACGCCCGCCGCCCTTTGGCGCGGCGCAACACCTTTGGCGGCCTCAACGCCCTGGGGCCGGACGAATTCGAGGGCTATGCCTCGCTGTTCAACGTCCGCGACGGTGCCGGTGACATGGTGGCGCCGGGCGCCTTCGCCGCCTCGCTCAGGCGGCGCGGGCCGGCGCAGGTGCGGCTGCTCTACCAGCATTTCGCCCACGCCCCCATCGGCGTCTGGGACGAGATCGCCGAGGACAGGCGCGGGCTTTATGTGCGCGGCCGGCTCTGCTGCGACGTCGAGCAGGCGCGCGACGTGCGCGCCCTGCTGGCGGAGGGGGCGCTGAACGGCCTCTCCATCGGCTTTCGCACCGTGCGCGCCGCCCGCCAGAACACCGGGACGTCGAGCGGGCGGCTGCTGCAGCAGGTGGAGTTGTGGGAAATCTCGGTGGTGACCTTTCCCCTGCTGGCCGGATCGCAGGTCACCGCCATCGGCGCGCCGGGCGGGCTGGCGCGGGCCTTTCGCGATGCCGGCGCGGCCCTGCGCGCGGCGGAATGATTTCAACCCAAGGAGACATGCATGGAACTGGAAACCAAAGCCTTTGGCGGCGAAGACAATCGGGAAGTGAAGACGGCGTTCGAGGATTTCCTCGCCGGCTTCGAGACCTTCAAGGAGAACAATGACGCGCGGCTGAAGGGCCTGGAGAAGCGCAGCGCCGACGTGCTGCTGGACGAGAAGGTGGACCGCATCAACCAGGCGCTGGAGAAGCAGCAGCGCCATCTCGACAGCCTGATGCTGGAAGCGGCGCGGCCGGCGCTGGGGGCCGAACGCAAATCGGCGGACCCGCGCGCCATCGAGCGCAAGCAGGCTTTCAACGCGTATGTCCGCAACGGCGACACCGCCGCCCTTTTCGAGACCAAGGCGATGAGCGAGGGCAGCAATGCCGATGGCGGCTATACCGTGCCCCTGGAGATCGAGCGCACCATCGACCGCGTGCTGGCCAAGGCCTCGCCCATCCGCGCCATCGCCACGGTGCGCCAGATCGGCGGCGGCACGTACAGGAAGCCCATCGTCACGGCGGGCGCGGCCTCGGGCTGGACCGGCGAGACCGATGCCATCTCCTCGCCCACCGCCACGCCCACCTTGGCGGCGCTGGATTTCCCGGCCATGGAACTCTACGCCATGCCCGCCGCCACCCAGACCCTGCTGGACGATTCCCAGGTGGATATCGAGCAATGGCTGGCCGAGGAAGTGCAGACCGTCTTCGCCGAGCAGGAAGGCGCCGCCTTCGTCAATGGCAGCGGCAGCGGCCAGCCCAAGGGCTTCCTGAAATACACCAACGTCGCCGACGGCTCCTGGTCGTGGGGCAATATCGGCTATGTCGCCTCGGGCGCCGACGGCGCCTTCCTGGCCGATGAGGACGGCCCCGCCGACGCGCTGCTGAACCTGGCCTATGCGCCGCGCCAGGCCTATCGCGCCAATGGCCGCTGGGTGATGAACCGCAAGAGCGAAAGCGCCATCCGCAAATTCAAGGATGGCGGCGGCAACTATATCTGGCAGCCCGGCGCCGCCGCCGGCCAGCCCGCCACCATCTTCGGCTATCCGGTGACGGAAGCGGAGGACATGCCCGACATCGCCGCGGGCAGCTATGCGGTCGCCTTCGGCGATTTTGCCCGCGGCTATCTGGTGGTCGATCGCATCGGCGTGCGGGTGCTGCGCGATCCCTACAGCGCCAAGCCCTATGTGCTGTTCTACACCACCAAGCGCGTCGGCGGCGGGGTGCAGAATTTCGAGGCCATCAAGCTCATGAAATTCGCGGCCTCCTAG